CGCTGATCACGTTGAATAGTTTTTGCATAAAAAATTCCCTAGCAGTGTGAGGCTACTAGGGAAAGCATCAGGACTTTAACTTAGAAGGCGTACTTGGCCCCTAATTTACCGCCGTAGCTGTTGTTCAGATCGCCAGTGATACCAGCAAGTTCTGCGTATACAGAGAACTGGTCAGAAGCAGCGACAGACCCGCCGATCTTCCCAGAAAATTCCATCTCGGAATCCATGCCTTGCACTGAGACGAACGCTGGACCGCCTTGAGCATAAATGCTGTAAGGGCCTTCGCTGTGCTCGTAGCCCAAATGCAGATCAGTTACGTTGCCTGAGTAATCAGAACCGACCCAGCCAGCATTGGCTTCCACATTCACATAAGGTCCGGCAACAGCAGCAGACGCTCCAAAAGCAAGAGCAGCAGCAGCGCAAGATAAAGATTTGATCATGAAACTAAGCAAAACCACTCAGAGTTTAATTGTCTTGACCCCTAAGTGGCTTCTTTCTATGGGACGGTTTAGTCATCGGTGCTCATCGTCTGGCCGTGCTTCTTCATCAGCCCTGTATACAAGCCGTGCATCGGATGACTTTTATCGTCACGGCCTTCGTATTTATACAGAGCGTCAATCCACGCCTGCCTGTTACGCATTGCAGGTACGTCTTCTGCCCCAGGCTTGCCGGGAATCATTGGGTCAGGTCTCTTCATTCCGGGTACGGATAACGCGCTTTGATCTCAGAAACTTTAGCTTCCCAGTCCGCCTTAGCCCCTTCGCCGCGCTCGAATTTTAGGTAAATGTGATCCGCTTCTTGAGCGTATGCATTAGCCCTATTTAATTGAGCTTTTTCTTTTGCGTAGCCTCCCTCAGCTTCATAGGCATCCCATGCTGCTTGCAGTTCAGCGTCCGTAGGTTGTGGATCTGGACCGCTCCAAGTCGTGATTGTATGAGGTGGAACAGAACAGCTCAAACGGTAGCTGTTTGAGTTGAGCCCCAATCGCTCAACAGCAACGTGAATATCTAAAGTCATGGCAAAGCCAGATCCCGCTTCCAAATTTCAACCGTAGTGTAAATCTCCTTTGTAGTGCCACCAGCCTCTGACGCAAAACTATTGTCAATTCCGAAACCTGTAGTGGTTTTGCTAGTTGTACATCTATGTTGGATTTGTACTTCTCTTGTCGCGCTCCCTCCGTATTGAAGCCTTGCCCAACCTACTGAATAAGTAGTGTTTGGATATGAAGTATGCGAATGAGAGTTTGACCCATATCCCAAGATAACTTCACCTTCACCACTACTACCAGTATGCGCAAGCATAACAGCCCTTGTTTGGTGAACGCCTACATCAAATGCAGGGCACGCCCAGCGAATAAAATAGTCAGTAGTGTTTAATCCTTGGCTAAAAATTAAAAAACTGTCGGGATAATTACCATTTGCGCCACCTATGTTCATGTCATCAGCTTCAAATATAGTCGCATTTAGATCACGCGCCCTCCAAGCTCCGTTGGAGAAAGTGCCGCCGTTTGTGCCGCTGTTTTTTCGATCTACGATCAATGCAACCCCTTCAAACTCTCCACCGCCAAAGGGGATTGTCACCCACTGAGGCGGGCTGCCAGTTCCTTGGCTTTGCAAAAATGCCCCTGCGGCTCCATAGTTCGCGCCACCAAAAGCAAATGCTCCGGCGTCATCAAATTGAAGCCTGTTAGCATCAGCGCCCCTGATTGTAGGAGTGTTAGCTGAAGGCAAATAAAGGCCATTAGTAGGAGTAGTGCTCCCTGTGACTTCAAGAGACGTCAGCTTGTAATTGTCGGTAAGCTCGCCCCAAGCGCCTGATCCTCTTTTCTTCCAGCGCCCTGCCGCCTCGTCCCATTGAATTGAATCGTCAGGAATGTTAGACGCGCCTGTCGAACCAGTGAACTGAGTTGCTGTGTCCTCGTCTCGAACTTTGACCTTGTCGATAAAGTCGATGTACTTAGTCGAAGTTGTTGGAATGTTCCAGTCAGCGTTTGGCATCGTTAATAAGGAAACCGCGTTTTAATTTCAGCGACTTTGGCCGTCCAAACCGCCTTGGCCACTTCGCCTCTTTTCCATTTATAGAACAAGGGGTCAGCCTCTTCAAGGTATGCGTATTTTCGGTTTAACTTGGCCTCCTCTTTTGCATAGCCACCTTCAGCCTCGTAAGCGTCCCAGGCTGCCTGCAACTCGGCATCTGTAGGCTGTGCGTCTGAGCCGCTCCAAGATGTAATTGTGTGCGGTGGCACGGACTGAGAAAGCGTGTACTCATTGGCATTTAGTCCTAGCCGTTCGATTGCAACGGAGATGTCCATCAAGTGTTCTCCTGGTAAATTTCAACGATAGTGTAGGTTTCATTATCGCCGGAAAAATTAGTATCTAGGCCAAACCCAGTCGTAGTTTTACTATTATTGCCCCTGTGCCTGATTTCGTACGCCCTGTCGCTTCCCGAAAAGATTACCCGGTCAAATCCAAAAGATCGCGTGACGTTTGAGTAAGTTGTGTGTGAAGATGAATTGCTGCCATAGTCTAAATAAAGCGTGCTTGTGTAGTCATATAAAACTGTTTGATGATTGCCTACATCAAATGCAGGTGCAGACCATTTAATAAGGTACGCGCCAGCGGCAAGTGTAAATCTGTTTGAGCTGACCGTAACAATGTTATTGCTATCATCAATCTCATGATTCAAATCTCTTGTGCGCCAACCTCCGCTTAAAAATGTGCCGCCATTCGAGCCCTGAGTCTTTTTATCGCAGATAGCGGCAAACGCCTTAAATTTGCCAACACTGACGGAGGTATTTGTCCAGCTTGGAGAAGAACCCGAACCATTGGATTTAAGTAAATTCCCACTACTTCCAAAGCTTGGCGTACCACCAACACCAAGCGCCCCAGCAGAGTTGAACTGCAAAGCAATAGTGCCGTTGCTTGTAATTGACGGGGAGTTCGCAGAAGGGAGGTAAAGCCCGTTTGCTGGGGGAGTTGTGCCTGTGACTTCGACTGATGTCAGCTTGTAATTTGTTGTGAGTTCGCCAAAAGCAGAGCTAGAGGCATCATATTGCTGCCAACGCTGAAGGGTTGCGTTCCACTTGATCGCATTGTCTGGAATCGTGTCCCCATCAGCTGCGCTTGAAAACTGAATCGCTACGTCAAGGTCACGGTTCTTAGTCTCCGTAACAAAACTTGCAGCGGTTGAATCGACTGTCGGGTTGTTCCAGTTGGCGTTAGCTGTCATGTTTTACGTTCCTTGGACAATAAAGGTGCATCTCACAGGGTTGCTACGCGCTCCTGTCTCAGTATAAACGCTACTTGTAAATTCTCTAGAGCCTATGACCGTATCCACGACTGCAAAATTCTTGGTGTCAGATCCCTGAGGCGTAACAACTATGCTTTTGATTGAATTGAAGGAAGAGCCTACGTCGATAAGCGCAGCTCCAGACCCGCTTGAGTTAAATTCACCAACAAACGTTTTCAGCTTGCTGCTTACTTTTAGTTTCAAGGCTGTAATTTTAGCCACCTTACCCTTGTCTGAAGATGTAAACGTATAAGCTAACTTGACATATCTAAAGTTTTCAGTAAAAACACTTTCCAGCCCTGTGTGCTCCGTGTAAGTGATGTTGTCCAATGAAGTGCTGATCAGCAAAGTCTGAACAGGTGCGCCAGCGACTGGGTCGTAAGCAGATGTTGTGATCGTAGGAGCAATTACACCCGAAAGAGTCGAGCCACAGTCAAAAATTTCTGTGTACGTTCCAGTGGGCAGCCCAGGCAACAAATACCTATCAAGCCCATCAGCTATTTGAGCCTGAAAATTAGCGTAGCCTTGATCAGAAAAGTGAGTGGCCCAGGTGTCTTCCGAGTCAATTGGGATATAGATAGCGCCCCCAATTGTTGCCATATCACTGGGGTCTGACTCTAAGTAATCGCTTGGATTGCCTAACGCGTCAACAGCTTCAACATAGTCAGTTGCAACATACAAAGCACCTGATAAGGTGCTGTCACCGCTAAAGACGTTAATAAAGTCGCCAGGTTCCCCAGCTGTAACCGTTGCGCTTGCAGCGTTGGCTGATTCATTGTCTGATGTATCAATAGCTTTAATTGTCCAGGTATAAGATCCAGAAACAACGATTTGGCCTAGCTTTGCCTGTGTCGTCAAGAACACGCCCACAAGTGTTCCGGTTTCGTAAGTAGCACTTTGATAGATCTTGTAGCCCTGCAAGTCAAGGTCGGCAACCTTGTTCCAAGAAAGCGTGACTGAACCGTCAGGATCAAGGCTTGCTGTAAATCCTGTTACGTCAGCCGGTGGCGCAGTCTTGCCAAGAGCATTAAAGGTTTCTGTTGCTGGTTCGTTTGATTCGATCAACGCTCCATTCAAAGCGTAAACCTCAACGTCAAATTCGCCAGGAGTAATATTTAAGATTTCATAACTAGTGCTGCTAACTGTGTCCTCTGTAAAATTATCATCGTCTTTTGCATATCGCACCAAATAACTGCCAGCGTTTTCAACGCTTCCCCATGCCAGAATGACCTTTGATCTAACTTCGCTCTGATATGTATACAAAGCCTCGCTAACTGTTAATCCTGTTGGAGTAGCAGGAGGATCGTTTAGTTCCGTAAAAGTATTGTCTTCTAATGTTTGCGATGCTTCGATAAAAGCATATTTTGAATTGTTTTGAGCTAAGCCCACGACGCTGTAGGTTATGCCGTCATCGTTTTCGCTAACGGTAAGCACTCTAAAAGTTTGAGTATCGCTAGATGCAACTTCCCATAGCCAAACACTGTTCTGATTTGGGGCAACGCTAAAAGCAGAACTGACAGAAATTACTCCACTTGATTGGCCACTTACCGCTTTCTTTTCGACAGCTCCAGTAGGCAGTAACACTGATAAGTTACCTCCAGAAGCGGGCAGCCCTGCTGCATCGTCAACGGTTACGGCTGTTGTGGTCGCGCTAGATACTCGCCCTGACCTTCTAGACCCAGACCTTACAGGGTCATTGATCTCGACAACATCGCCAGGTCTTACAAGAATCCCGGCGCTTAAATCGCTTGAAAACGTAACTGTTTCAACTTCTTCGTTTTCTGTGTAAAGCATCCACTCGCCCACACGCCGCGCTTGGCTTCTACTCGTGCAAGCAATTGCTTCAACCTCTTTCGTTACGATCCCAAAGCGAGCAATTGCCGCTGCATCTTCAACCTGTTCATAAGCTCCATCTCTTGTCTCAAGATCAAAGTAGGAGACCAAGACGACGCTTGGCTTTGTTTTCTGACTGGCCGCTGAATAGCTAAACCCCGAAGGCGTAACGTTTGCTAGAGAAAACAGATAAACCGGATCAGCTGGCGAATCTTGTGCAATCGTTAAAGCGCCAGCCGCCCAATAAGGCATGGCGCGAAACACTGAGCAAAGATCTCCGATTGCTTTATACGCGCCTTGCAGGGTGTTGAAATTAAAGTTGCAACTAAATCTAGGCTCAGTTCCGCCTTTGAAATCATCAACAAGAGCAGAAGAATATTGAGAAGCCGTAAAAAACGAGAACTTGTCCAGCTTGGATGCCGAAAGCTGCGCTCCAAAACCTGCTCTGTAATCTGTCAGCAAGTCGTATAGGCACCAGGCCGGGTCAGAAGTCCAAGCCTTGCTCGCAGCAAACGTCCCATCCCAAGTGCCGCTGTAAATCAACCGTCCATTGTTGTTGTCAACAGTCGCATTACTTGGAATAGTTACTTTTCGCCCCCTTATTCTGTAAGCCCTACTCGGTACAGATGAAAATTCTTGGGCTGACAATCGAAGAGCGGCATAGGCGGTGTGAGGGTATTTCAGTCGAGCGTCAATAATGCTTGTAAGGCTTGACCAGACGGTCTTATTGCTTTTCTTTGAGCTTGCGGAATCCTTGGTCACCCGTGTGACACGAATAGCCACCGGAAAAGTTTTGTTTCTTAGATCAACTTCGTAGTCTCTCTGATAAGGGTCAGGCGTTCGCCCCTTGATAACGTCTTCAATCGCCAGCGAAAAATTACCCCCATTTTCGGAAATTTCAATTTTAATCTTTACAGCAGTTCCAACAATGTCCCCGTTTTCTTGAAAAACTTGCAACCCTTGAACTTGCAGCCTAATCCGAGCGGCGTCAATGTTTGAGTTAGTCAAAGTCCGTGTAACTGGACTAGCTTTTTCTATTTTTGCACTAACAGCTTGCTCTGAAAGAATTTGATTATACCCAATAACCGGCTCTTGATCCTCAGTCCCTAATCTTGAGGTAAACTCAACATCTTTAAAAGCGTATTCCGATCTTTTTACGATGCCAACCTCTCCAGAAGTCACGCTGTCGTTTGTTGAGTCTGCCTTAAAGGTTGTCCCCGTAACTGAGTTTATCTTTACATTGGCCGTTACAGCGTCACCCGTTCCAACCGTAAGGACTACTTTTTCCTTGTTCTTAAATCCGTGCGCTGCTGTTGTTGTTACTGTTATTTCATCGGCTGGTTCTGTGTAGTTTACAATGCCAGAAAGAACCTCTCCTGTCTCGTTGATAATCGTAAAAGCATCGGTTTCAGTAACTTCTTCGATTACATACTCGCCGCTCTCAAGGTCTCCACCTGTCACTGTCAAAATGACAGTATCTTCTTCTGAAAGGCCATGCGCATAGCCGCCAGCAGTTGTGATAGTTACTAAGTCTTCATCAGCCGTGTAAGTGGCATCAGTAATAATCCCTTTAGAGCTGGCTTGCACATATGTTCCCGCAAAAATTGTTGCTGGCTCTCTCAGAACTGGCGTATTGTCAACAAAAAAATCTTTTAACTGTTCAACGATTGCAACCCCAGCATTAGCTGACTGGTTTTTAGCAGGAGTTGCCAAGCCTGCAATCTCTCCTTCGCCCCAAACGTCAATAAGATTGACATAAGAGTGATTGTTTAAATTGTCTTTTGCCTCAATTGCCATGGCTATTTCTTTTTGCGAACAGCAGAGATTCCAGCCGAGACCACGACAGACCCAACAACAGTCTCCCCATACACTACTGGAAGCGCGATTCCCTGACGGCTAACGTTTTGAACGTTACTGAATGAGTAGCTTTTTCGAGCGTCTTTATTTGTATTGGTGCTTGACCCCCCTGAGCCATCACCAGCACCAGTGCCAGCGCCACCAGCAATAGAACCCACAGAACCGGGAACCGACGGCGTGCTTGTTAACAATGAAGCTGTACCAGTCAATATTAGCCCTCCTCCTATGACGCCAACTGCTAAGGAAATCTCGCCCATAACTGCGCCAAAAATAATTGCTGACCCCGGGATAACGATAGAAGCAACGACCAAAGCGACCCCGATCACAATTGTTGCAATTGATATACCCTTCGAGCCAGCGCCAACAACAACAGGAATAAAGCTTATGGTTTCCGACCCTGCAAGCACATGCAGTTCATGCGTTTGAGGCTTAATGTATTCACCTCCAATTCTTACCCGATAGTGGCGATTTGACATGTGAGCCCGAACTTGAGGCCAGTTTGCAATTAAATACCTGACAGCTTCAGCGGCGCTGTCCACTTCTGCGTAAAGCACTCGCTTCCCGACAAACTTGGCCAAGCTGCCGTAGAGCTTAATCCTGCGAAGCATGGCGCAATCTCCTCTCCGTGCATTTTAGGAGTACGTCTCCATAAACGTCTCGGCTGCTTAGACGTCCGCGCAGATGATGCAAAACGGTTTGAGGCTCGACTAGGACCGCAACATGGTTAAGCGTTCCACGGAAACTAATCAGCAAGGCATCACCCGGCTTCAAAGGCTCGTCTTCTCCTAACTCGCGAAACCCAGCCTCTGCCCATAGCCCGTCAAACATTGGGGCTTTAGCAAACTCATCGGCAGACCTTGGCCTTTCCCAATCAGGAAGCTCTACTCCCTGCTCTCCGTACCAATCACGGACCAGTGTCCAGCAGTCAGCAACCGCCCAAACCCAAGGGCGGCCTATCAATGGCATCTTGTAGCCAGACGGTTCAATCCTGCCCCATTCGTTCGTAGCGGGACTCACTATTTCCCAAGGCAGCCCACTGGCCTCACAACCTATGAAATCAGCACGGCTTGGATCTGGCGGACAGTTTGGGTGGCTATGAACAACAGCTAAAACTTCACCCTTGTCTTCCGCTTTCGCCCAGTCGTCAGGATCGATGATAAACAACTCATGCGGGTCTTCCGAAAGGTTTTTGCATGGGACGTAACTTTCCAGGCCAACGCTTACCACTAGTAAGCCGCAGCTTTCACGCGGCGCTTCTTCAATTGCATGGGCTAACGCCTCTTCACGCCATGTCATTTGAACTGCCCCACCCCAGGGAACGAGCCAAAAGGTAAGCCGTCTTGGGGCCTCACAACGTAAATATCAGAAGCTGTAAAGGTGTAAGGAGTGTATGCCTTGGTTACTTGCTCATAGACCCCAAAAGAAACAGTTGCTTGATCGACAATCTCTTGTTTCTTTTTAAGCTTAATTAAAGTGTTTGACGTTATACCTTTGACCTTAGTTTTTGTATAAATTTCAGGGCCAATTACAAAATCATTTTTCTGCACATTGCTCGTGTCTGACAACGTAAGGTCACAAGCAGCACCCGCAGCGTTTTCAGAATAAACACCATCAACAGCGTCTAATATGTACCCGTTCTCTACATACAAGACAGTGCTAATATCGCCAACTGTGCCGAAAAACTCAACATACCCAACAGGTTGAACAACGGTTAAAACGTTATCGTTGTTGTCTATCCCTAGGAACACTTGATTTTTAGGGGCGCCTTTTACTTTTTTAACGATTGTTCCCTCTGGCACCATCGGCCCTGATACCGTCATGCCTGCTTTAATTCCTGCGTTAACAGGATTGTTTGCCATCGTGATCACAAGCCCTGAATTTGCAATCTTGCCGGACTCAACAACAGTCGCCGTGCCATCGCAAACAGCAGACAGGGCAAGCGTTGTCGCTGTCTTGCTTAAAATTGTTGTGTCGTCGGGGATGCCAAAGCCTTGGATCCTAGGAGCTGTTGCTATGTCAACCAAGCCTAAAAGATCTGCTTGTCCTGAATCAACACTTAGTGTTGCTGAATCTTTTGTCGCTGTTCCTTTTAACTCAATAAAGCCAAACCGTTTTTTACAGCTGCTTAGGCGTTTGCCGCACTGATCAAGACTGACATCTGTTGTGATCGTGTCATCAGCCTTAAAATAAATACCGCCTTTGTAAGGGCAATCAACTTGGTCATAGTTAAACGCATCTAGAAAATATGCGTATTGATCGTCAGCATAATCAGCGGCTGCATACACCTCACCTGTCGTTCGATACTTCCATTGACAAACGTTTTGGATCGTCTGCCTTTTAGGAGCGCCAATACCTTGCAAATCAATTGAAGCCGCCAACTCAAATTCGACAATGTCACGATTTTCGCCTTTGAGTCGATCAATAAAATAAATCTCGTCCGGCAGCTTTTGTGTTGGGTCAGGCGTTCCATAAGGGTTTGTGCCTCCATCAAAGTTCGCTGCATCAAGGAATCGCGCCATCGTCCTAATGCGCGTCACCTGGGCACCCTCTAAGCCGTAGGGGAGAGAGTGGATGATTGAAGTCAAAGTTCCCAGCAGATTGCTGACCTTGATCGTGGGCCTTGGAATTTGCCCTTTGCCCGTGTACTCAAATCCTTCCGCCTCTAACGGCATCTTTAAATATGAATTTCCGTCCCAAACAACATCGCCGTTATTGGCCTCATTCGTTCCAGCGTGAAACCGATAAACGGTTGTTGTTCCATGCTGCGCCTGATTTAATGCAACCTCAAAAAGCTCAATGATTGCACTGGGATTCGGCTTCTGAAGCTCTTCAGTTGGGGTCGCTGTCATGGCTCTTCACCTCCCTAGGGTTGCACTTATGACGTTGTTGCTTTTACAACGGCAAAGGCAATCACGATCGCTTCAGACAGGTTGCCACTAGTAATATTTCTTACGTTAATGGTTACTGTATCGTCCCCGGCTTGAGCATTTAGCAGATAGGCTCCGACAGTTCCGCCACTTATGTGGTTTAAAACCAAAACGTCAGTCGGATCGACCGTAGTGTTTGTCAGCGCAAACGAAGCGACCACGCCTGCATTTAGCTGCGCTGCGTTCATTGTGATGGCACCACATTTTTTAGACAGCACTACAGTCGTTGCCTTGCTACTGGCCTGTGTGACCGTGCCACCCTGACCGGCTAGCAAGTAGCCGCAACCGTCACGCAAGTCGGTGAAGTTAGTATCTAGCTCGGTGTGAGTAAGGGCTGAACCCTTGCCTGATCGGGTGACAATGGTCATTTCGTGGCCTGCAATAAAAGAATTTTAACCCTTAAGAGGCTTTAGCCAACAGGCTAAGCCTCAAACACTTGCCGAAAGCTTGCATTGATTCGGCTTCGATCCGAGCTGTACAGTTCTCGGCTCCATCCATCACAGACCCATTTATAAGTTGTTGCTTCGTCTGGAGGGCTCCAGCTAAAGCTTGCTGAATCCTGAGCGCGAGCATTTAGAAAAGCCTCAATAGTGTCAGCATCAGCGTCTGACACATCAAAAGTCAGGCTCCAGTTCTTTGGATCAACATGCCCAGGAAGGCCAAAAACGATCCGCTGCTCATAACCGTCTGCAAACTGAATAACGCGCTTGCGTGGTTCGCTTGTTTTGGATGCCGCGTAAACCGGCTCGAAAGAAGGGAAAGTAGCCATAACGTTTTAAGCGAGAATACCGCCAGGGCGCTTTTGCTTGATCAGTTCCGATTTAATAGCAGTGCCTAGGGCTTTACCAAGCGCCCTGGACCTTTCTTCGTCTCCCTCAACTTTTGATCCGGTAGCGTCAACGTTTACCACGACATTCGCGCCACCGCCGCCTAACTCGTGGTTGGGAATAATCGTTCCAGAGCTTTTTGGAACGAAGAGTTCTGGTCCGCGCTCTCCGACGATTGAAGCTTTACCGACTGGTGGACTACCTCCGTCAGCAAATTCGGGAAACGACAGACTTCCGCCAGGAGTGAACGGGTTGCCGCCAGACATCGAGCTAGAGAACGATGAAAAGCTGCCGCTGTCGAAACCAGCAAACATCCTGGCAATGCCAATCGCAATGTACTGGGCAATCATTTGAGCAGCTGTTTTCATTAACATGTCAGCAATACTCTTCAAGAAATCAGCAAAGGCTTCTTGCGCTGTCTTCGTTCCATCAACAACAGATGTGATGCTATTGAATAGTGAATCAACAACAGGTGTTGTCAATCCTAAAGCTTCTCTGTAACGGTCTTGCAGTGCCAGTTGTCTATTCAAAACTTCTGAGTTTCGTTCTTGTTGAGCGGCCAAAGCTTGCATACCCGCAATCTCCTCTGCCATTGCTCCACGCTGGTCTTGACTAAGTTTGTTCTCTATATTTGCTGCTTCAAGATTTGCAATTTTTTGGTCGATTGCAAATTTTTGGTTTAGTAGGTCTATATTTGTTTGCAATTCCCTGGCTTCAATAGATGCAGCACTTTCACCAAAGAAACTTGTCGTCTTGATGCTAGCTCCAAGCATATCTTGCTTGAACTGTCCTTGGCTTTGGAATAGCTGTCTATCTACTCCTTGCTTGCGTTCTTTTTTCTGAAGCATAAACTGAGCGTCACGTTCCTTCGTTATTCTTACTTCTGTGTCATAAGCTTGATCGCGTACTTCTCGTTGAATTACCGCTAACGCGTTAATTTTTTCTATTTTTTCTACCTCGTTTACGCCTACAAGGCTTTGCTTTAGCTGTATTGAAGCTATTGTTTCTTGTAGGTCTTTTTTCTCTTTTAAACTTTCAAGCTGAGCTTTAAAAGTTTTTTCTTGGCCCAAGTTAAACGTGCCTGCTGTTACCACACCTTCATCATACTGAATAAATGCTCCGGCTATTGCTTGTCGCAGATTGTCTGTTTCTCGTACGATTTGTCTCTGAGCGAGCAGAGTATTATTTTGAGTTTTAGATTGTGCTCTTTGCAGATTTTGCTCAGCGGCAGTCTGCTGCCTGTTCAAATCAGTCAGTTTTGCGCCCGGAGCCGAGTCGAGCGCGAACGATAAGTTCCCTGATGACTCTACGTTTTCTAGGTTTTTTTGTGCATTTAATTTTTTTTGTGCTTTTATTCGCTCGTTAATGTTGTCTAGCTGGAGCTGAGCTTCTTTTATCTCGGTTTGTCCGCTGTAAGCAGCAAGATAATCTCTTCTTGCTGTAAGACGCATTCGCTCTTGCTTGGTTCTACGTTTATCTACGTCTGCAATTCCGTCAAGCTGACTTTTAATAAGCTGTACAACGTCAACCTGCTCGCCAAGAAGCTTGTTCTGTTCTTTGGTAATTGCTCTTCGCTCTTTGCCTAATCGGGTTAGTTCACCCTCTGCTTTTGCTATTTCATTTCTAAGAATTTGCTCGTCTCTACTACTTAGTCTTCGTTCGTTTGGAGACTTCATTGTTTCATAAAAACCCCTAGGTTTTTCTCCTGATTCTGTAAACTCCAACCCTTTTTTTAATTCAGCTCTTAACTCTGTCAGTCTGCTCCCTACCTTGCTAGTTTTAGCAGCGTTTTCATCTTTTTTTGACTTAGGCGCTATAGCTGCTAGCTGCCTCATAAATGCCGTAAGTAGTTCAATAGCATTAGGAAGAGGGCCTGCAGAGAATCTTGTCACTACAATCGCTAATCGCATCATTCCATCTTGAAAATCCCTAAAAGAACTCGATAAATCCCTCAACTGATTAGTTGTTTGTGTTCCGTAAGCCTGCTCAAATGTTTTCGCTGCCTGTAATGCAGCAACTTCGGTCAACCCAAGCGATTTCAAGAGGTCTTGCTGCCCCTGGACGCTTCGACCGAAAGCGCCTGAAAGCTTGATTAGCTCGTCAAGTGCGTTTATTGGATCATTAAGCGCCTCTCCAGCCTTAATTGCAAAACCGCCTAAATTGTCTAATTGCTGACCAATAGCACTACCAAGAACAGAACCACCTAAGCCGCCCGTTATTCCTCCAATCGCTCCAAGGCCCACGGACGCTGGTCCTGCGCCAAACAACAGTGGGAAACCTACGCCTGTTCCAATGTTCTGGAAGGATTTTCCTCTTTTGCTCTTTTTAGCACTAGCTTCTCTTTTTGCTGTATTTGCAGCTTTTTTTTCTTCTCTCGCTCTTTTCGCTATTGCTCTATCTAATTCGCGTTTGTTTTTATTAGCGTCACGTTCTATTTTCAAGCTCTTGCGATATTCGCGTTCCAAATTGCTTATGACCGCATTGGCTTTTCTTACGGCTTCGTTATAAGCAATTTGATCCCCTGTCGAAGCTGCGGTACCAACCGCTCTATTAAGAGTCGTAGCACGTCTAAGGGCAAGAGGACTAGCCGTACCACTTTCCCTAAGTGCGTCGATTCGCCCACGGTTACGAGTTTTTTGGTCGGCTCCTTTGTTCGAAAGATTTTTAAGACGGTTAAGTTCGCGCTGACTTTCAACAACACGAGTTAATTCTGTGGCTAACGCTCTGGTAAGACGAAGATTTTTTTGCCCACCTCTTGTGCCTACTTCAAACGCTTGTTGTATTTGTTGGACACGGCCTTTTAGTTCCTTAGTTGAAGCACCACCGGCTCGATTAAGCTGTTGGAGCTTCCTCTTGTATACGTCTGTAGCCGAGTTTAACTTAGACTGAAGCTCTATCCTGCGCTCAGCGGTGCGAACACGCCTTCGATCATTCTGCTTTTCTCCGCGAGTAACTGACGCTAAAGCTGCTGTTCCCCTCTGAGCAGTGCCTCCTCGCTTTAAGCCTTTTGACTCTCTTAGCAGATTTTTTATTCGCTGCTCTGCGTCCTTTATCTTGTCTAAACCAGAAACGATTAAATCAATTTTTGCCTGGTAATTAATCGCCACTGCAAAAAAGGCTCGCCTGTCTCAAGACACTCTACCTGTGACGACGCGCTTTTGCTAACTCAGCCTCATGGTCTTCGTTTGAAATCTTGAAGAATGCGCTCCAGCCACACAGCTCCTGCAAGGTCATTGTTGACCTAAGCTCCGACAGGCTCATGCCAAGCTCCTTGGCTACGCCAAATTGAAGCATGAGCCAGTTGTCTTTGCGTAGTTGAGCACTTAAGATTTTGGGTCGAGAACGTCCTCCTCGTCTTCCGTAAGGATAGAAAGCATCAATGCTTGCAGATCTTTGTCCTTCACTTCATTCTTCAACACATCAACTTCACCTGCAACAAAAAGAGCTTTTCCTGCCTCATCTCTAGCTTTGTTGACCAAAAGCTGTAGGGCAAAAGCATTTGCATCATCAGATCCAGCCCTTTTTTGAGCGCGTTCTCGCTCTGCCATTGTCAATGGACTGACCCACATCTCAAAATCAGTTCCGTCGGATAGCGTTACCGTTTTCTTGATAGGCTCAAGATTAGCAGCCTTTTTAAGCCGCTCGATGGCTGATAGTGCCATAAAAAAATTTTACTTCGACAATACATTAGCACTAAAAAGCCCCCGATGTCATCGGAGGCTCTTGTTATGGACTAGCTACTAACTTTTCGAGAAGTCGAATGTTGGTGCGCTAGTAGGACGGAAGTTGATCGAAACAGTCTGAGCATCGTCGGGTGAAACCGCATAGCTGGCAGAAGTTAGAACGGCTTCCAGCTCGATGGATCGGCTCACTGCGTCGTCAGGAGTGCCAGCGGATAACACAGCATCCATGTAAAGCTTGAAGGTCGATCCAGCCTGAAGACGCTGTGTTACATCCTCGATTAAACGAGAAGACATACCAGCGGCATCATCACTGAAATACACTTCAGCTGATCCGCTGCCATCAGCAAAACCAGAGATGAAGGTACGGAAAGGAGCTGTCTGGCCAAGAGTTCCACCGATGGTTGTTACATCGATTTCTTCCCTTGTTACCTCAAAACTCCAAGAACGCACGCTTGCAACTGCTTGAAACTCAGTAAACTTGGCTGTGAAATCACTAGTGCCATCGGTTCCGTCGTTTGACAGAGCAAGCACACTGCCCCCTGCTGTTGCAGAAAACGTAGCTATCCCAGTAGCTGCCGTATAAGTTTTGATGAAAACAGGAGTTCCTGCGGCCAAACCGCTAGGCAGAGTTCCCCCGCCTGTCGTAAACGAAACTTTGTCGTTTACTTTGAAGTTTAGAAACGTTCCAACTTTAATTTGATCGCTTCCGCTAGTTACATCCGCAGCCTTAAAGGTGGCAGATGTTCCAGCAGGTTTGTAATAGAGGGCGCCAGAGGTGCCCGAAAGGACAGTAGCCATTCGTAGTAACGGGGCAAGGTGGACTTACGGGCGGAACCCGGACATATACAGCTTAGCGTGGTGACTGCAAAAAATTAATCCTGGTCCTCTGCCACAAAGGATGTATCTATACGACCCACCAAATGCGGGCTGGAGTCAGTTGTCGAGAATGTTGGTCCGTTGATCGCTCCAGGGCGAAGATAAATGCCTGAGCCATCTCTTGTAGAGGAAGACAAGCTTAAAAGCGTCGTAACAGCGGTGTCTAAAAGCGTTTGGTTTCTTGCAGGCCCCTTACCCTTCTCACTACAGACCCTGACAACAACACTACCTCTGGCGAAATCTAG